AAACCTTAATACAAAGGAGGGTAAAATGAAAAAGTATGAAATCAAAAAAGCCGTATTGGTAGAAGATAGCGAAGGAAAGAAAAGAATTCGGACAGTGGTTAAAATTGGAGCAATCGAATTTCCATCTGACGATTCTATGTATCGTATGGGTTTGATTCAAAACTCCATAGGTAAAAACGAGTTAGAAATTGAGAACATCGAAACAAAACAAACCTTCTTCATTAAGAAAAGGTTTGTGAGAATACCAATACTTTTTAGAAAGTATTAAAACCATACATAAGGAGGTAATATGTCAAATTTTGTAGTCTTAAAAAAGAAGCAGTTCGAATCTTATCTCCCAGATGGATTCGAACTGCTCCAGAATCCCCACTCAAAAGAATACATCTACCAAGGAACTACGGACAATGCAAATGTCGGTATCCGAGTGTATTCTTCGGTGGATACAAGAACAAATAAAACTAGAGACATTGGTGCTGATGCCGTCAGGATTGTCTTTTGGGACATCATTAATGATCGACCATTTGGTAAGGGAAAAAGAATTTATCGAGTAGAAAGTAAAACCACAATTGGGGAAAGGATTCAAGATCGAATAAATCATTTTATGAAGGAGTCATATAATCAAAATGTAATTGATTATAGTTATATCAAAGCCATCCTAAATTCAGATGCAGTTAATTGGATGGATTTTGCCCAAAGTCTCCTTAATAGTCTCGAAGATTATGGTTCCTTGACCGATGGACAGCTTGCTTATATCATTGGTAATGAAGGTTTACCTAGAGGAAAAAATCCAAAAGGTAAACCAACTATGGAAGCAAGGGCTAAGCAAAAAGATCCTAATTTCCTGCAAAATTATTTGGACAATATGGAAGGAGATCAAGATGAAGAGTCTGAAATTGAAAACTACGAAAGAATTACAGAAGAAAATGCGAAGGAAGAGCCAGAGGTCATTGAAGAGGTTAAAGAATATACGCCAGAGAATGTTGATCTCAAAAACCTGATAAAAACCAAAACCTATAAACCTCATAAATACCCCTTCAAGAATTTTAATCCGGTGCAGAGCGAAGTTATGAAATATATTGAAGAGGACAAGAATATGGTTATTTCTTCCTCTACAAGTAGTGGAAAAACTATTTGTGCCGAACTGATAATGGATCATATACTAAAATATGGAGTTTAAAAAATACTTCTTGATTTTTTGAGCAAGTTAATATAGATATAGATATTAATATCTATATTAACAAAAAGGAGGAAGTATGAAAAAAATTAAATGTGAAATATGTAGTAAAGAAATGGATATAACTATATTAGGGCGACATGTAAGAATAAGTCATGGGGTGAGTTCTTTAGACTATGCTATTAAATATTTAAATCATCATAAACCTACACCCTTATGCAAGTGTGGCTGTGGCCAAGAAGTAGGTCCTTGGAAAGGAATAAGATTGGGATGGCCTGAATGGGTACTAGGTCATAATAAAAACAATCCTAAAAAAATATCCCAAACTCTAAAAAAGCGATACAAAAACGGAATGAAACCATGGAATAAAGACTTAACAAAAGAAACAGATTTACGAATAAAGAAAATATCTGAAAATCTAAAAGGTAATATTATTACACAAGAAACCAGACAAAAAATATCAAGAACAGTAAAAACTTTACATAAAGAAGGAGCGTGTTATGACTCAAAGTGGAAGCAGAAAATAAGTCATCAAATGAAAGAAAAAACCCCATGGAAAACGATAGGACATCATAGTAAAAGTAGTCGGTTTGAGTTATTAGTAGGAAAAAAATTAATTCCGCTTGGTTTTGAAAAAGAGATAGAGCAACCTACTCCTAAAGGGATGAAGGGAACATATTCAATAGATTTTGGTAGAAGGGATTTACTTATAGGTATTGAATTAGATGGTATTCAACATCTACATCCTGACCAAAAACTAAAGGATAGAAAAAAAGATATTCATCTAGAATCCTTAGGATGGTCTATTTATCGATTTCCTTTTGTAAAAGGTACTGAAAAAGAAGCCAGTTTAGTATATACCTTAGCCCAATGTATATTAAAGAAAAAAATAAGGAGGGAGGAGAAGGAAAGGGAATGAGAAATAAAATTTTATACATGAGTCCTATGAAGGCTTTAACGGAAGAAAAACATCGAGAATGGTTAAAACGATATCCAGATAAAAAAATAAGTGTTTTGACAGGAGATTACTATTTAACCAAAACAAAACAAAAAGAACTATCAAAAGCAGATATTATCCTTTGCACAAGTGAGATGGTTGATTCCAGAACTAGAAAAATGAAATCGGAACGAAACTACTGGCTTCATAATATTGGGTTATTAATAGTTGATGAAGCTCATTTACTAACAACTTCTCGCGGACATGCTATAGAGACGGGAATCATAAGATTTACTTCTATTAACAATAAAGCAAAAATTCTATTTCTTAGTGCGACTATGCCAAATGTAAATGAACTTGGTAAATGGTTAACGTCTCTAAATGGAAAGGACCCAAGAATTATTTATTCTAATTGGAGACCAGTAGAACTTCAAATCAATTATGAAGAATATGAAGTAACTACAATGAGAAATGGTTGGGAAGATTATTGGGCATCTCAAGAAAGGAAGCGACAAAAAGCAGTAGATATTGCTTTAACAAAACCTAACGAAAAGTTTTTAATTTTTTGTCATGATAAGGGAACTGGTCGTGATATAGTAAAACGATTTGAGAAGGAAGGAGAGAATACTGTTTTCCATAATGCTGATCTACCTTTGAAAGATCGATCAGATATTGAAAACTCTTTTCAAGATCAAAACAATGGCATAAGAGTATTAGTTTCTACCTCAACATTAGCGATGGGAGTTAATCTTCCAGCCAGAAACGTTATCATAGTAGGAGTACATCGTGGATTAACTGAAGTTGACGAACTCGACATTATACAATGTGCAGGGAGGGCTGGAAGATACGGAATAGATGATGCTGGTTTTGTTTATCTTATTATCCCAGAAACTTCTACTACCAGATGGCAAGAGATTTTTAAGAATCCAAGACCTGTTAATTCAGTTCTGAATAATAGACATATCTTGGCCTTTCATGTACTGGCGGAAGTTGAGAATAGAATTATTAATAGTGTGGGTTCTTTACTTGCTTGGTATAAGAAAAGCCTTGCTGGAATGCAGAACATCACCCCATTTGATAAAAGAGATGCAGAAGGATTAATTACTGACCTTATTAAAATGGAAATGTTAACTGGTGATATTCAAAGATTTAGCATTACCGGACTTGGTAAAGTTAGCGCCTGGTTGTATTTCAGCCCTTACGATATATATGCATGGTTCAGAAACCTAAATGTTATTTTTAATTGCGAGATGTCTGATGAAATTCTTGCTTGGGCCATTGCTGATATTCCTTCCAATGATCTTGGTTATATCAGAAAAGACTTAGTTCCTGTATGTAATGATTGGAAATGGTTACTTAAAAACAGAAACATTCACGTTACTCAAGCCTGTCCTTCTGTTGTAGGAGCATATAATTGTTTGAATGGAATTAATGATCAATCTTTTGACTCATTTAAACGAACAATCATCTATGATATTGATAGACAAGTTCAAGCATTTAGATTAATTGATGATATATACACCAAATGGGGTAAAGAAAATTTCTGGAAAATCTTACCCACCCGAATCAAATATGGTATTCCTAATGAGATGGTTGAATTAGTTAAAGTACCCGGCATTGGGGGGGTTAGGGCAAGGAAACTATGGGACCTTGGATTCAAGACAATTGCCGATGTAGCAAATCTTAGAAACAAGAAAAAATTACTGAATGTGGTTACTCCAAGTATGGCCAAAAAGGTACAATCAGAAGCAAGAAAACTTTTAACAGAGGGGGAATGAACAATGAAAAAATTTTGCCATGAGTTTAAAAAAGGCCAATGCCCTTTTTGTAATGCGGGTGTTCCAAGAAAAACAATAGTAGCCCTAACTCTGACCGATGCCATAACAAGGCAAGAATTCATCTGGCAAGGAACTGAAGAGCAGTATGAAAAAATCTTCACTTATAAAAAAGAAATAGAGTGTAAGGAGGAAAAATAAATGTCAGAGGAATCCAAACAAGAAAAAGGTGCTCAGATGCTTCTAAAAAGAGGATTTACAGAGCTCCCAGGTAAAAGTAAAAAATATAGGGTATTCAAGAATCCTAAAAGGGAAGATACTTTATACTTCCTCGGTAAAAGAGGAGCTATTCGAGCCGGTAAAAATATTAGTTCATCTTATAGCATTGGAAAAGTAAAATAAGGAGGAAAGAAAATGAAAACAAGAACAACCGAATCTACTGTAAGAATAGTCCCTGAGCCCAAATTTACCAAATCATGGCATCCAGTAAGTCACGGTAAAGTTATCGATGCTTTGGGGGTGGCTGTGAAAAATGCCGGGCTAGAAGTAATCGATAGGTATTATTCCCTTCAACGGAATGGATTAAATGTATTTGGTACCTGGCATCTGAACCAAAAATTCAATGGTGGTTTATGGATGTTGGGGTTTAGAAATTCTATGTGTAAAGACTTTTCTATTGGGATATGTGCTGGTACAAACATTATAGTTTGTTCTAACATGGTATTCTCTGGAGAATTTATCGAGTTTAGAAGGCATACGTCCGGAGTCAATTTGGAAGAGCTTTCAATTCTTTCTGTTAGAGGGGTTAATTCTATTACAGAAAAACTAGAAAGACTCACTAAATGGCAAACCAATCTGAAGAAATATTCTTTGCATAGGGAAGAGTTCAAAGTCCTAACATTCAATGCTATGAAAAAAGGGGTTATTCCTACAACTAAATTTAATCAATTTATAAAATGCCATGATAAAGAGGCTTGTCTCAACGAGGCCCCTTCCTTATATACCTTTCATGGAGGAGTAACCCGATTAATGAGAAATAGTTCTTTATTCACCATTTCCCATTATAGTAATAAACTTGAGGGATTCTGCAATGACTATATTAACCAATAAAAATCTTGATTGTTTACTTGAACCACTCCATGAATTCGGGGATCATAACCTCGGATTTATGGGGTGTCTATGGTGTCCACTAAGGATTAAATGTGTGAGATTTAATCCTACAGTTGGGCGATCTGTATTATTCAGAGAAGCGAACTTAACCCCCCGACTAGACAAAATCATCAAGAAAGGAGAAAAGAAAATGTTGGATAAAGATCAAAAACGATTCATCAGAAAAAAGGTAAAAGAACTTAGTTGTATAAAAAAGGTAAAAGAATTATACAGCAAAGATTGTTCAGTCGATAACTACGCCAAAAAAGTGGCAAGAAAATGGTGGGGGAGGAAAAATGCTTAAAAATTTTATATCCCTTATCATATTTGATTTTCTGATTATGGCCTCTATTCTATACGAGATAATAAAAACTCTTCTTGGTAATAGTATCATTCTCAAAGTTATCATGGAAACCTTTCGGCTAATTTAATTGAAATAAGGAGACAATAATGAAAACATTGGGACATAACCTAATAGCCGCCATAAACGCAATGGACAAAGATAGCTATATAGAAATATCATCTATAACCCTAATTGATCCAGACCGATCTACAGAAGATCTAATTATCAGAAAGGATCTCTATAGAAAACTATCACCGGAAGCAAGGGAGGTAGTAGAAATTGTTACCGAAAGACCCATGAAGTTCGTGCTATTTGCCAAGAATAATAGTAGTAGCTACTTGAAATTCCGAACTAGTAAATACAAACTAAAACAAATCTATAACAAAAACGATAAAAACAAATTTCATCCGGCATTAGAAAAACGACTTCAAGATAAAAACATTATTCGAGGGTTCTTTCAAAAATTCTTTGGTTGGAATAATCAGACATGGTTGAGAGTTCAACAAGAGATAAAGGAGTTCTGCTTTTAAAAAATACTAATAAAAAGGCAAAAAATATTATATAATAATAAAAAAAAGAGTTCTGCTTTTAAAAAATACTAATAAATAGGAGGGTATATTAATTATGACAAGGAATATAAAAATTAAAAGTGATAATAAAAATGTATCAAACCCATTCTACTCTATAGAGAAGACTGAAAAACCTACAGACTTCGACAAAGCCCTTTGTAATTTCTTTATCATGAAAAAGATGAGGGAAACCTTCGGGGAGAAATCCTATAATGCTGAACATCTATTTCCTGATCCACGAAAAGAATGGCCTCCCAAAAAACTTACCAAGTTAAAGCGAACATTGCCAAAAAGGTTATCAAGATGAATATTGAGGTAATAGATAGTATTATTTGTCGAGCTGATAAGAAGCTCATCCCTTATATTGTCCCTTGTTTAAAATATCAGAAGACATTCTGGAAGAAAAGACAGTATAGAAAAGTATCTGTAACAAAATCCGCTTATTTTATTCATAAAGGATCGGGCAGGTTTCTTACGGGTCTTTTACCAAGAGTTTTAACGCATCTAGATGCAAATAGAATCAAGGTTTCTGTGCAGTATTCTGAACAGTATTCTGAATATTCCAAACGGGATAATTTGCTAGTAACAAACCCCCCGCGTTTAGATAAAATTATTTTCAGACCTGATCAAAAGCAATTAATTCAGAATTGTTATGAGCATAAAAGAGGGGTTATTTTTGCTCCTACAAGATTCGGAAAGACTGTAGTAGCTTTAGGCTTTATGTCTATGTTTCCAAAAGCAAAAGTCCTTTTTCTCTGTGACACTTTAGATATTATAGATCAAACTGTTGAAGAACTTAAAAAATTTAATTTCAAAGACATAGTTAAACTTGGTCGGGGTGTTAAAGATTGGCAAGGAAGTGGGATTGTGGTGAGTACTATCCAAACCTTTTCAAAATTTAAAGTTGAAGATTACTGCGATTATTTTGACATGACTATAACTGACGAGGCTCATCACTGTACTGGTGGCTGGAATTCAAATCGTCAAGTTGTAGATGGGCAGTATGGGATGGTGTTAAGTCATAATCTGTCTCCAATAAAACTCGGGTTTACCGCAACCTTGCCCACAGAAAAGGAAAAAATTCTATCCTTGGAAGGGCTAATAGGCCCTGTGATAGGGGAAATGACCCCGCAGGAATCTGTTGAACTGGAGATAACTATGAAGCCAAAAATTGAATTAATTCCTGTACCATATAAAATGAGCATTTCCCAGTACAGAAAGTATAAGGACCTCTATGAACATGGAGTTGTTCATAATAGAATTAGAAACAAATTAATAGCTAAACTAACAAAAGACCGAATCAAACAAGGCATAACCGTACTAATAATGGTCAAAGAAATCCAACATGGTTTAAATATTCAAGAATTAGCAAAGAGAATCTTTGGTATAGATATTGAATTTGTCAGAGGGGAAACCGATACAGGCACCAGATTATCCGTAAAGAATGCTTTTATCAAGAAAAAATTAAAAGCGGTGATCAGCACTTCTGTCTGGCGTGAGGGTATCAATCTGCCCAGCTTAGGATGTGTGATTAACGCCCTTGGAGGAAAGAGTGAAATACAAACCCTTCAATCTGTAGGTCGTTCTTTAACAAAAATAGAAGGAAAGGATTGCGCAGAAATAATTGATTTTTTAGATCCTTATACCTATTTAAGTTCTCATACTATAGAAAGATTGCAAATGTATGTCAAGAATGGTTGGTTATAATAGGAAAGATTATATCAAAAATCTTACGTAATATATTGATTTGTCAATATATATGGGAGATTGGATAGTCTGTAACGACTATGAAGATACCGAATTAAAGTTTGCGGGTGAACAGTTTAATGATACCACTGGGAGAAGGGGGTAGAATGAAATACTCTGAAATTTTTGAAATGAAATATGAAGAACAAGAAGAATTAACAGGAGCAGACGAAATTTTTGAAACGGGGGTAAGTATATGTGATCCTAAAAACAAAAAAGAGAGTGTCCCACTAAAAAATATGATGAAATTTGCGGCAGTCGTAAGAGTTTCGGAACAATGTTCGCCTTATGATTATGAATGGAATACATACATAAAACAGATTGCCCCAGATACAAAACTGAGCGATTTGCTTGACTGGCAGAAAAAAACATGGCCGCATAAAAAGAACATCCAAGAAGATAAATTTTATTATCAGATGACAATCCAGACTATAGAATGAAACCGTAACACAAGAAGAGTAATTACATCAAGTTCTTTAAAAAAGGAGGAAAATAAATGGATCTAAGAATTAAACTATACTTTGAATTCGTCCTATTTTTCCAAAAATGGATACCAGATTTTAGTATAAAAGCTTATGATAATGAAGGACACGCTTATATTTATTCCGGTTCTAAATTAGCTGGTGTACTAATGCCTTATAAAATATAGGGAGATTAATATGAAAATCATTCTAATCATTGTAATTTGGATATTAATTTCATTTGTATTGTTCATGAATTGGTACAATAAACCTGCTTATGTTCAAGAGAATAATTGTTCAATAGAGGATTTAGTTAATCAAGAAGATATTGAGAAGATAGAAAAGGCTATAAACAAAATGGGTCCATATTACCAATACATTATCGAAACTGATGGGGCCCTAAAAGTTAAAGTTGATAAACAATGGTTAATTCTTAAATATTAAAGTGGGTTCTATAATGTTTGATATAATATCTTACTTAGAAGACAGAGAAATAGAATTCTGGACGAAAGGGAAAAATGTAACAGCTGGGTGGACAAATATCAACTGCGTTTTTCCTTCGTGTCCAGACCCTTCAAATCATCTGGGTATAAATCCAGAAGGATTGGCATTCAACTGTTATATCTGTGGTGAGTCGGGATATATAACAAAACTCATAGAAGAGATTGATAAATGTTCCTGGAGGCAAGCAAAAAATATTTTCGACTTTTACCAAAAAGAAGATGAAATACCAGAAAAAAAAGAACATCCCTTAATCAAAAAAATTATCTACCCTAAAAGCGTTACGAAAAACATACCAAAAAAAGCCGAGAATTACCTTAAAAAAAGAAACTTTAATCCTAGTTTTATTATCAACAAATACAATCTTAGATACAGCGGGATCTCTGGTAAATATAAATTCAGATTGATTATTCCATTCTATCTCAATAACAGATTGGTCACTTTCTCCAGCCTTGATGTTACTGGAAAACAAATCCCCAAATATAAACACCAGGTAATAGATGAAGCCATAATAGATCCATCCAAGACTTTATATAATATTGATACTGTAAAAGATAAAATAATCTTGGTTGAAGGAATTACTGATGTATGGAGAATTGGTGATGGTTGCTGTGCTCTTATGGGGAAAACTGCTACTGATGAGCAGAAACTTTTAATCCACAGGAAAGGGATTAAGTCGATTTTGGTACTACTCGACTCAGATGCCATGGTAGAAGGGAAGAAATTAGCAGTTCAACTATCTGGTTTAGCTCCTCATGTAGAATTTGTTGATTATAATTCTAAGAAGGAGTTGGACCCTGATACCCTACCTAATAAAGTATTGAAATATCTAAGGAAAAAAATATTTTAAAAAACCCTTTTAATTTTTTAAAATATATATTATATATAAATTGTTGGGTGAGACTTCTTGAATTTATAAATATAATGGGAAAGGTTTTATAATGTATTTGCTTTAACTAAAATCCTTTGTTGTTTTAAAGGAAGGTAGAAATCAAGATTGGCACCCAACAACCATCTTGACCTTTCATATTATGTTTATAATTCTACCTTCCTTTAAGATAATAAGGGATTTTTTTATTTATGATGTTTGGCAAGGAATAAAGGAGGGGAATCTTTATTAAACACCCACCATAAAAACTATGATAGACATGGACTTGAGCATATTTACTAGAAAGAAGATTTGATTTGTATTTGTCAAGGATATCATGAAAAATTTCATGGTGTTTAATACAAAAGGAGAATCATTAAATGAGAAAGCTAAAAAAACCTGTCGAAATAGATGTATCTGATGCAATCAACTGCAGTTTAACAAGAGGGTTTACTCAAGTACCAAATAAACTATTAAGAAATCCTAAGATTACTGGTAAAGCAAAAGCTTTAATCTGTCTTCTACTATCAAATAAAGAAGGTTGGAAATCTTATATTACTACTATTAAACAAATGATGAAAGAAGGTGAGGATGCTATTCGTTCTGGTATTTCTGAATTAGAAAAACATGGATACCTATTACGAATAAAGTATCGAGATAATAGAACAAAAACTTGGAGAGGTTCTTTTTGGGCTTATACTGATTTACCTTGGAAATTTAATATTGAAAATCAAAAACAAGCTTTAGAACAAATTGGAATTGAAATCCCAGAAGCTCAATTAGAAAAGATGGAAAAGCCACATATGGAAAACCCAGATGTGGCTATGCCAGAAATGGAAGATCCAGGTATAATAATATATAATGGTAAGAATATTAAACATAATGATAGAATTATAAATAATTCTATAGTTTCTTCCGAAACTACTAAAAAGGGACTTACAAGAACAATAAAAATAAAAAGTAATACTATTTCAAAACCAAAAGACAGGCCTCAACCTATTTATAAAGATGACAACTTATCTGATTATCCAGAAGATGTTCAATCCTTATTTCAGTATTGGCAGGATCAAAATATTATAGTTCATAGAAAATCTAAAGCCAGAGACGAAGCATTAGAACTCCTCAACAAAACCTTACGTCATCATAACAAGTCTGATCTTATCAAATCAATTGATACTTATAAAAAACTATTAGATGATCCTTATTCTAAGTTAGAAGATCGATCACCATTCAAGGTTGGGTTAAATCGATTTCTAAAATTTGATAATTTTACTAATACCAAAAAAATATCAGGTATGGAAAATATCAAATCCTGGTTTGAAGAATGCCTCAAAGATGATCTGTCTCATTTAATGAAATTAGGCAAAGATAAATATCCCGAACTCACAAAGCAAATAAAACATCTTTATTTAGACAAAATTGAAGATATAAAGATTACCTCAATAGATGAAAATTCATTCAGAAAAACTTCTATTTTATTAACTGAGTTCTGGAATACCCATTTAGATCGTTTCAATTTACACCCCTCTGAGAATAGGAATGTAATCCAATTCCTTCCTATCTTCATAGAGTTCGTAAAAGGAATTAGTAATAATGGAGACCATTACCCAGGATTGATGTGTTACTCCTTATCTGAGAAGTCGGGAAATAAATTTTATCATTGGTTGAAGAAGATGAATTATTTTAGATCAAGAAGTGGTCCACTTAATATACAGATTGACCATTCAGCAAGAGCAAATCTTTTTGATTGCGAACCGGAATATTAAATATTTTTCTAATAAAAAGGCTTTTATAATATATAATGAAAATATAGGATATAAATTCCATTTAAAAATCAATTTTAACCGGCCTGAGACCGAGTATACAAGGAGATCTTTTAGAAAGGTATATAAGGGTATAGATAAAATATGTTACGCCGAATAAAAGTGGATAAAAATATCGAAAGAAAAATCACAATCGCCTTTATTACATCAACCTCTTTCAACAAGAAAATCAGAATTACTTACAAGAAAGAGTATATCGAATTAGAGTATGCTCGGAGGATCATTGACTGGTCTTTACAATACTTTGATCAATACTCAATAGCTCCTGGTATTCATATCCAAGATATATTTGATATAGAAAGACCTTCATTAAAAGAACCATTAGCAGATCTTGTTGAATTATTCTTGTTGGACATATCAGAAGAATATGAAAGATCGGAACAATTAAATGTCGATTATTTAATTGACCAAACTAAAAACTATTTCAGAAACAGAGCATTAGAAATCTTATTCAAAAAAGGACATAAACTTATTTCTTCGGGTCGGACTGATGAAGCTGAGAGATTATTAATTTCCCATAAACAAGTATCTAAAGTAACAAGTGGGAGATTTGATCCATTTGATCCATTGGCTATAATGGGATATGGATTTAGTGTCAATGAAAACGAATTGTTTAGATTTCCTGGAGACCTTGGTGATTTGCTTGGTCATTTTGAAAGAAGTTGGTTAGTAGCAGTTATGGCCCCCGAAAAGCGTGGAAAGTCGTGGCTACTAGAAGAGATAGTGTTTGCTGCCCTAACTACTCGATTAAAAGTATTTTGGGTCTCATTGGAGATGAATAAAACTCAACTACAAAAACGAACCTATCAAAAGATGACGGGATTAGATGCTATCAAAAGTCAAGACTGTGGATTACCTGTTCTGGATTGTTTAAATAATCAAGATAATTCATGTCTGATGAAAAGAAGAACCTGTGATTGCGAAGCCCCTACTGACCTTACCAGGAATACTAAATACAAACCGTGCACAATATGCAAAGGAAGATCCTCCAAATATATTCCTGCTATTTGGCATACATATCTAAAAACCAATGAAATGAAAATAAAACTTATTCGAGAAAAGGTAAAAAGTTTTACTCGAATGTATGGTAAGAATTTAAGGATCAAATCATACCCAAGATTCAGTGCTAATATTTATGATATTGTAAATGAATTAGATGACCTCGAATATTCAGAAGGTTTTATTCCGGATGTTTTGGTTATTGATTATCTTGATATCCTTGCTTCACCACCAGGGTCTTATAAATCTGAAAGAGAGTTTATTAATACCACATGGAAAATGGCTGCTCAGATAGCTGGAGAGAAAAATTGTTTGGTTATTACAGCAGATCAAGCTGATGCTCCAAGTAGAGGTAAAAGGAATTTGGATCAAATGAGCTTTACAGATGATAAAAGAAAAGATGCCCACCTGGATATGAGGATAGCTATTAATCAAACCTTTTCTGAGAAGCAAAGAAAGATTGCCAGAATTACTAATTTATTTCACAGGCATAAATATTTCCATCCTGAAAGAGAAGTATTGATTTTACAGGAATTATCATTAGGCCAACCTTTATTAGACTCAGTATGGTGGAACAAAAAATTTGAAGAAAGAAAGGAGGATTAAATGGAAAGGATAACAAAAAGACGACTTACTCGAGTTCTTCCAGTCATTAAAAAGAAACCCAAAAAGGGGATTAAAATGACCAAAAGGCAAGAATGACTGTATTATCTAAAGATTCATGGTTATGGATCTAATATAAGATTGGAAGACCCAAAGGACATTTCCATTTTAATTTTACATTCTATTTCCAATCTTTCTTTATGGTCGTATGAAGCATTGAAGGAATTATATGTTGGGATAAACGATTTAATCTATGACTTTTGTAAGAAGAAAAGAGATTGCTGCTCAGGGAGTAAAAGAGCTCAATATACCCGTACTATGAATAAAATGAGGTGTTCCTCATTTATCCCAAATACTCGACAAGCAATGCTTTACCATATATACAATTCATTACTGGCAGCTGAAGGATATGCTCCACTAAGAGGTTATGGATTTACAAATAAATTTGGTGATGGGTTAAAAGGAAACCCGGAGTTCCACAGAATGTCAAAAGTTTATTATGATTAGAAAAGGGGGTCAATGGAAGGAAATGGACCATCTAAGTGCGGATGTTTATATCAATGATAAGAATGAAGGAGGATTTCAATGGCCAGAGAAAATGAAGTGATATTATATAGTGGAGGAATTATAAGAGTGAAAAAAACATTTCGGTTTGAGGCGGGACACCATCTGCCTTATCATCAAGGAGTTTGTAAATCCCAGCATGGTCATAGCTACAAATTATCTGTAGAAGTTGAAGGTCCTATAAAACCCGAAGGATATGGTCCGAACAGTGGGATGGTTATGGATTTCGGGCAACTTAAAAAAATAGTATCAAAGCATATTATCAATCAATTTGATCATAGATATCTAAATGATGTCTTCTCAAACCCAACGGCTGAAAACATAGTTCAGTATATAGCAATTTTCATTAATTCAAATTCAGTACTTCCAGAAGGAGTAAAATTAACAGAACTTCTCTTATGGGAGACTGAGAATTCTTGTGCGAAATGGATAAGAAAATGAAACAACCGGTTATTGCTTTAAAACTACATCCCGGAGAGGTGTCCATACAAGGAACCCACACAAATTTAAAATTACCAGAAGGATGTATAGGGATTTGTTTTGCTTTTGAAAGCAAAAAAGCAGCAAGAAAATGGTGGGGGAAAGATGTTCCGATGATTAGAATTAAAAAGGATTGATCGAAGATGTTTAACATTATCTGAAGCAGAAAATGTTAAATATAGTTTAGAAGTAATAGGATATGAGATCAAAATCGAACCTATAAAAAGAAAAGAGATGAAATGGCATTGAAAATTGTTACAAACTTCAGCGTACTTTGTAATAAAGCTAGAACACTTGCAAAAGCAAAAGAAATGGGTGACCTTGAGTCGATTAAGGAAGCTCAAGAGGATCATGATGGATATAGAGAGTTGTGTTTAGAATCAGATGAAATGACAATTGATTTATCCCCAATAAATAGGAGGTGATCCCTTTAATGAAAATCTATGAGATATTTCAATCAATTGACGGAGAAGTGAACTATTTTCATCAAGGATGTATAACAACGTTCATCCGAGTAGCTGGATGTAATTTCTGGAAAAATCCTTGTCTGTACTGCGACACCAAATATGCCGCAGATCCTAATAGTGGTAAAGAAATGGAGGTGAAAGAAATTATCGATATTGTTTCCAAACTTGGAGGACATAAAATAACTATAACAGGAGGTGAACCATTATTTCAAATGAAGGAATTTTATGAGCTTACAAAGAAATTATATCATTCTGGATTTAATACATCTGTAGAAACCAATGGTTCTTTACCACTGGAAGGATATGGAGTTGGTAGTTGGGTAACGGATTTCAAATTACCAGGATCGGGTAATTACGATAAAATGGATCATAAACTATTCGTTGGTTTAAATTCTTCTGACTTTGTGAAATTTGTAATCACAGATAAGAACGATTATCGAACAGCAATCAGAGAAAAGAACTATTTACAAAGTGATGGTTGTCATGCTAAGTTTGCTTTCAGCCCAGTATTTGGTCCTTGTAGAACCCTTGAGAATCGTATGCCTATAGTAGATTGGTTGATTCAAGATAAAGTTTTCGATGCTATTATCAACGTTCAAATTCATAAAATTTTAGATGTTTTGTAAAAAATACTAATAAAAATCGATTTTATACTATATAATACAATTAAGAATAAAGGAAGGAAGTATTTACGACATGAAATTAAAAAAGTATTATTCACCAGCTGATAATGAAATGCCAGAAGAAGCAAATGTTAGGAGATTAATTGAATTTATTGGTGAAAATCCAACAAGAGAAGGATTAATAGATACCCCAAAACGGTTCATCAAAGCATGGCAATTTCTGTTCTCGGGCTATAATCAAAAGGTTGAAGATATTATGACCACTTTCGATAGTGATGGTTATAATCAAATTATTCTCCTTAAAAATATTGAATTATATTCGATGTGCGAGCACCATTGCATCCCTTTTACGGGACAGGCTCATGTGGCTTATATTCCCAATGATAAAATTATTGGAATATCAAAGTTAGCCAGATTGGTTGAAATGTATTCAAGAAGACTACAGATTCAAGAGAGAATAGGTGATCAAATCACTTCCGCTCTTATGGAACATTTAAAACCTCAAGGAGCTGCTTGTATAATAGAAGCACAACATTTATGCATGAGAATGAGAGGAGTTCAAAAACAAAACTCAGTAATGGTAACATCATCTTTAAAAGGATGCTTTTTAGAAGGTGGTAATCAAGCAAAAGAAGAACTTATATCATTAATTAAAGAATAGAAAGGAGGAGATAGTAACTAAATTATAAAAATCAATGAATGAAAAACTAAAAACTAAAAGGAGAGTAAAAATGGAAAGAAAAGACTTGATGAGAATTGTAAAAGTGCTAAACAAAGAAACAGACCTTTTGGAAAAAATCGAAGAAGAAAAGATCCCAGTCGTTGGAAAAGGGACCAAGCTCGAAGAGATGCAGGAAAATTTCAAAAGGATAATGCTGGCCCTTGATGATGCTGAACTGATTGATGAGACCCCCGAAGATTGTATTGACTTTTGGGAAGAGCACCTCGAAGAGCTTATCGGAAAACCGGAAGAAGAAGTTGAGGAAGAAACGGTTGAGGAAGAGAAGAAAGAAAAGGAAGAGAAGAAAGAGAAGGGAGCCCCTCAAGATCTGAGTGGAGATGCTTTTGAAAATCTGACCAGTAAAATCGAGAAAACGAAAGATACAATGATGACATCCTTCGTAGACGCCTTGCTCCTCAAGAAAATCTCTATGGACAATCTTTGTGAGAAAGTAAGTGAAGAGGTGGAAAAAAGAGGAATAAAAGATTATGCCAATTGTTCAGAAAAGAAAATCCTTGCTCATATAAAAGATAGAGAAAAAAGAGGTTGGATTTTTAAAAAGGAGCATTGGAAGACCCGAACAAGAACAGTTGATGGTAAATCTACAACTGCAATTGATGCTAAAGAATTAGGTGTTTTCTTAGTGGAGGAGAATACCTTACAATTAGTAGGAATGAATGAATGATTATTTGCTTCGATATTGATGGGACCTTATGTGAAGAGGTGGGGCATACAAAATATTCTGAAGCCCTACCTCTTTCAGGGGTGGTAGAAAAAGTTAACCATTTATCCAAAACCCATTCTATAATTTACTTCACCTCGAGACCAGAGATAGACAGGATCATCACAGAGAGATGGTTGAGATTACATAATTTTCCAATAGCCCCCTTATTTATGGGTAAACCCCAAGCGGATATTTATATAGATGATAAGGCAGTCTCAAGCTTTGAATCTTTAGATGGTTTTACCAATAATAGAGAGTGAGAAGGTAAAATAGGAGGTTAAAGTGCAAAACAAAAAAGTAAAATACAAAAAATTAGATATTTTTCCAAAAGGATGGACAAAAAAAGAAGAAGGCCTTCTACCCAACCATAGCACTATGAAGTTAAAAAAGGATACGGGTATCGTTTTTACAAGACAAAATGTATTTCCAAAAGAAAGAACCGGGGTGGGGTTTGTAGTAAGAGAAGTAAACGGAGATCCAGAAAGAATTATATTTTACATTGATCCAGAATCACAAGTAGTTTATATTCCAAAAGAGGCTAAAAACAAAAATAAGAGTGTTAAAAAATTGTATGGGTCAATACACAATGTTGATATAGAACGTTATTGTATTAGTCAGGGATTTGAATACAAAAAAGGTATCCAGTTTACCAAACCACTTGGAAAGCCCACCCCGCTTTATATGTTAAAATACCAAAGGAGGGGTAATGAAAGAGATATTGCTCTATAGTGGAGGGATGGACAGTTATATAGCATGGCATTATTTAAGAAAACCGAAAACTTTGTTTGCAAATCTTGGGCATAGATATAGATTTAAAGAATTTGAGGCCGTAATAAAGACAATCCCAAAAACTAAAATTATGGAAATGTCCACCATTGGCAAATACGAAGAAGATGACGCTAACATACCTCTAAGGAACTTATATCTTTCTATGTTAGCAGTTAATGAAGGGGCTTCAAAAGTATGGATGATCGTGCAAAAAGACGAGATGTCTATACCAGATCGATCTCACGAGTTTTTTTCTTCATCTTCTAAATTGTTGACCTTCTTAGCAGAAAGAGAGGTAAAAGTTTCTTCCCCATTCTGTCACATGGATAAAACAGAGATGGTGGGATGGTTTGTAAAGAATATAAATGATGTTAAAGGACTTTTGTCAACGGTTGGATGCTTCAGCTCTGAAGAAGGACATTGTGGTAATTGTGGTTCTTGTTTTCGAAGGTATGTAGCTTTGATGAATAATAATATTCACCCTGGATATGAATTGCAAGAGGAAATTAAAATCTATTACCTTAACCGATTGCATAAGTATCCTATAGAACGACAGGACAGGATGAGACAATGGCTAATTTAACAAAAGCAGAAATCTTATGGACTCGTAAGTGTCCTTTGAATTGTTCTTTTTGTGCGATGAAACAACCAATTCCTCGTGCGCCTACTTACAAAATGATAGAAGGTTTACACCGGTTGAAAAATTTAGATTGTCGATTCATAGCAATCTACGGAGCATCTCCTTTGCACGACTTCGAAGGACTTCCCGAATATATAAAAACAGCAGAAGATTTAGGAATTTTAACCACAATAATAACCGATGGTATAGTTTCTAACAGCAAAGAAAAAATTGAAAAACTATATCATCATGGGTTACGATCTTTAACAGTTAGTTATGATTTCGTCGCGTATGATAATGATTCTAAAACTAAAACAGAAAAAGCCTTACCTTTAGTACATTGGTTCAACTCTCTCCCAAACATTAGGGATGTGGAAATCGTTGCTACAGTTACCTCTCAAAACTATAAAGATATACTACAAAATCTGAAGAAAGTAATTGATAAAAAAATATGGTTCAGTTTCGATTTTATCCATCCTGATCGAAAGCAGTCTGGAACTAAATGTAGAGGAGATGCATTAAATCTTTTAATGAAACCAAATGGGGTAAAGGCATTTTGTAAAGGGATACAATCTTATAAATCCCAAGGATTCAAAATCCACCCATCAAACCCACTTCTTCAGTACATGGTTGAAAATCCCAATATTGTTTCCAAATTTCAATGGAACTGTTCCAACCAAGAATTTCCAAGTTGGATAACCATAGACGCAGATGGAACAGTCCTTCCATGTGATGATTTCTATACAAGTAGACAATGGAAAGTATGGAATCTAGATGAAAAGGCCTTCTCAGATTTCACTGGGTTTTATCGAAAAGAGATTAAAAGTAAATGTCCAGGATGTTTTTGGACCACACATTATGATGCTTGGTTGATAAAGAAAGGGTATTCTTCTTTTGACAACTATGTACACAAATATTAGGAGGAGATAAAATATGAAACTATTTCAATTTATGTCGCTTTATATTACAAGGAGATGTAATTTGGCATGTCACTACTGTGGAGTCCGTTCAAATAAAGTTCCAGAGATGCGTATCGAAGAATGGAAAAAAGCTTTGGATATTATTACTCCTCATACAGCCTTCTACAACATCATAGGTGGTGAACCTACTTTATACCCTGGAATAGAAGATATAATTCATTACATGGAAGATATTGATGCCGTTTATTCTTTGGTTACAAATAGTACTTCAAAACGAGAAGTTTACAAAAAACTAGTTAATAAAGGATTGTCATCCATTTCTTTGTCGATGGATTATCATAACACTAAAAACAAAAAACGTTCTTCTGATATAGTCAAAAGTGAAGCAGCTAAGGATCTTGTATTGTATCTTCGCCAAACTCTTAAGTACAAAGGGGAGATTGTTCTTGTATCTGTTTTGAGAGACTGTGTTGTAGAAGAAATGTATGATGTTCTCAATTTTGCAGAGGGGTTTAACTGTAAATGGGTATTCTGTGTTATGCAGAGTTACAACCAAGAAAGCAGGGGATTATCAAATCCTTCAGGAAATATCCCAGAGATGGAAGTTGTGGGTAATAAAACCAAAGATTTTATTCTTTACCTTATTGAAAACTACCCTTCTATTAAAACAACCTTCGCTGACCCTTTAGAATATCTAAAGTTTGCTATTGATCGAGCTAATGATAAAAAACTTTGGAAGTGCAAAACGGGCACCAACCCTGCTATTGATGCAGATGGAAAGATATGGGCGTGTATGGACTACATTGGTAAAACTGGAATCAATATTAACGATCCATTTTTTAACATAGATTCTATGATTAATAACATCAGAGAGGAAGTGAAAAACTGTAATGGGTGTGTATGGAATTGTACTTATATTGCTGAACAGGTGTATCTTGGTAATATAGTTAATCCTTTTGTATAGAGGTTATTATTATGTGTGGTATATACGGAGCGGCAGCTTTCTCCCACAGGGGAAAGATCTTTATAAATAAGTACAAACCTCGATTAGAACAAACATCTCGACTAAGAGGACGAGATGGTCACGGAAGATATGAATGGGGGTGGGGATATATAGGGGTTTCTAGAGCACAACCCCTCCCAGAGGCTGATGACATACCACTTCCACTACAAGAACATAATTTAGTTATGGTATATAATGGAACGTTATCTAATGATCGAGACTTAATAGAAAAATATAACTTACCATTTAAAGAAGTAGATACCTATACAGCAATTAATCTTTGGGCTATATTGGGCTGGAAGTGCTGTGAAGAATTTGTTGGGGGTTTTGCCTTTGGAGTATACAATAAAAAGAGTGATTTATTAACTATAGCTAAAAACTTTAAAACTTTATGGTTCGTAAAAACAAAGGATTATTTTCTTTTTGCCTCAGAGAAGGAATTTCTTATATTTCAAGATTCCGATCACATATTTACTGAGAATTATCCAAGACGGTTTCCCCAAAACTATAAAGTAACATTCAATCATTCTGGAATTGCTAAAACCAAAAAAATTAAAAGAAAATTCTGGTCATCAACACCTGATCTCGACCCAAATAAATCAGTTGTGGTAATTAGTGGGGGTATTGACTCAACTACATCAGCATATATTGGTAAAAAGATATATGGACATGATCTAACTTTAATTCATTTTGATTATGGGCAGTTATCAAATAACAAGGAAAAAGAGGCTGTTGAAAATATATCTAAAGATCTAAAAGTCCCCGCAGAATTTGTAGATTTAACAAATCTTGGAAAGTGGGGATCCAGTCCTCTGACAGATTCTTCCATCAATCTTCCCTTGGGAATGCTATCAGTAGAAAGTACCTTATGTTGGACTCCGGCAAGAAATATGTTAATGATAGCTTATGCTGCGGCTTTTGCCGAAGCCAAAGGAATAAAGTGGATTTATTATGGTAACAATATGGAAGAAGAAGCTACTGGCTATTCCGATAACGATTTGGAATTTATTTACCTCTACAACGAATTGTTAGATTATGGAACATTGAAAGGGGTAAAAATAAAACGGGTTCTTGGAAGAGTAATGAAACCCGAAATTCTCCATATTGGAACATATTTACAAGTTCCTTATGATAAAACCTGGTCATGTGACCAAGGATTTTCCCGTCCCTGTGGAGTTTGTGGATGTTGTACCACTAGAAGATATGCTTTTAAAAGAGCGGGTTTAACAGATTCTCAAACTTACCTTGATCAAAAACTAGATCCTTATCCATGGACAAATCCTAAACAATACAAGATACAAAAACTTTTGGGGCTAGTAAAATGAGAAAAAGAAACATATTTCTAGATTCTGGGGCATATTCAGCTATGACTCAGAACGCAGAAATAAATATTGATAATTACATAAATTATATAAAGAAAACCAAAAAATCGTTATACGTATATGCTAATCTTGATGTAATAGGAAATGCAGAAGCCAGTTATAAAAACTGGGAGTATATGAAATCAAAAGGGGTAGATCCTCTTCCTGTATTTCATGTAGGATCACCTGTGGAATTCCTTAAAAAATATATCGAGAAATCTGATTATATAGCTATTGGAGGAGTGGCGGGTACTGGACAAACTATACAAGTTCAGAGAGATTATTTGGACAGACTCTGGTCCAGATATCTAGTGGATTCTGAAGGGTACCCAAAAGTAAAAGTTCATGCCTTTGGTATTACTTCTATTGTTCTCCTTCCTCGATATCCATGGTTTTCTGCAGATAGTACTTCTTGGATTCAGACTGCAAGGTTTGGTGGTGTATTGATCCCCATCTGGAAAGATGGAAAATATGTTCACTACGAATCAAAGACAAGAAAATTGCGAGCATTAAGAGTGTTCCTTTCTATCCGGTCTCCATTAATTAAGCAAGTGGGAAAACATTTTAATACCTACACAAAAAAGAAGCAGGAACAAATAAAAAATTATTTTGATATGAAAGGATTTAAAATTGGCAAATCCACCACTAAAGAAAGAATAGATGAAAATGGTGATACTATAGTGGAAGAAGTTGTAGTTGAGGAGGGCTTATGTAATAATTACATACAACGTTCTATTTTAAATGCTCTATATTACCAAGATTTAGAGTCAGCAATGCCTAAGTGGCCGTGGAAATATAAAAGAGAACAAACTTACTTTATGAGGAAAAGAAAATGAAAATATTCTTAGCTACATCGATGGAGAGATCTTTTGTAGAAATCGGAGACAAAGCCAACACTAAAAACATTCTTTTATCCTACTTCCGTTTAAGGGATATAAAAGATTCCGATCCTAAACTTTTAGAAAATTTTATAAACGAGGAATTGAATCATGATAATAAAGACCAAAGAACTTTTTAACACTCTTTCATTATTGAAGTCCGGATTAGGCAAAGGAGAAGATATTGAAGGATCAAATTGTTTTGTATTTCATAATCAACATATATATTCATATAACGATAGAATATGTATAATCTCCCCATTCTTTTTATCTAACCTCCATATCGGGGTAGCTTCTGATGAATTCTATAAAACATTAGTCAGAATTACCGATCCAGAAACCCATTTGATAGTGTCCAAAGATAAAACAAAACTTACCCTTCGAGCTTTTAAAGATAAAATAAAAGCTACATTTAATACAATAAAAATTGATGATTTATTGGAAGAAATCCCTGTGAATATAGGAGATAAGAACCTATGGTATCCATTACCGAAAAATTTTATAGAAGCTATTCGACTCTGTTATCCAACTGCTTCAGATAATGCTACTCTTTCTGATATTTGTTTCTTAGAAATTTTAAAAGACAAAATAACTTCTTGTGACGATGCTCAGATATCAGAATATACTATGGATGAAAAAATTGACCAACCTTTTTTACTCCCTAAAGAATCCGCAAAGGAATTATCTTTTATAGATAACGTAATTAGTTATTGTATTATAGATTCTTGGGTTTGTTTCAAAACATCAGACGATAGAATTTTTTGTTCAAGACTTTCCTATAATGAATATCCAGATTATACAGATTACTTTGTATTTGATATAGTAGTGAGTTTCCCAACTCCTGAAAAACTATCAAATGCTGTGGAAGTTGCTTCCACTTTTACTTTAAGAGAACAAGATGTAGATAGAAAAATAAAGGTAACTTTGGAAGATAACTCCATTATGTTAGAAAGCTCAAATGTATCCGGAAATATAATAAAAGAATTTTATAACAAAACTAAAGTAAAAAAGAAAACATCTTTCCATATTAACCCAGAATTCTTCAAAAGAGCTTTAAATGAATCAACAAAGGTAGCAGTAGGAACTGACCGAATCTTATTTTCATCTGATTCATACAAACTTTTAGTTGGGCTAATGCAAGAGACGGAATTATAAAAATAATGAAACAAATAGGTTTTTACACTAAGAAAAATATTTTACAAAAGGCAATTATCATAAGAGAAAAATCTTCCGTGCGAAGATCATCTCCTCAAGCTCCTAAAGATCCTTGTGAAATCTGTGGTTTATACAAAAAGTGTAAATCTCCAAAGATGAGGTATACAGGGGGAGGTGAAAAGAAAATCCTTATTATTGGAGAATCCCCCGGAAGAGACGAAGATGAAAACTGGGAAGAATTAGGATATGATGAACCTACACAGTTTATTGGCAAAGCTGGTAAATTACTGAGAAGAAAATTAAAAGCTCATGACATTAGTTTGGACCAAGACTGTTGGAAAACAAATGCACTTATTTGCCATCCAAAAGGCAATAAAAAACCAACTAAAAAACAATTAAAATGTTGCAGAGAAAACCTTACTAAAACTATAGAAGAATTAAAACCAGAATTCATTTGGTTGTTAGGAGGATCTGCTATTGAATCTTTTTATATGGACCGATTCTCCAACTTGGGTATAACAAGATGGCGGAAGCTTTGTATACCAGATAAGAAAATAGGTGTTTGGGTTATTCCTTTATACCACCCATCATATTTATTAAGAAATGAACGTGATAAAAATTTAGAATCTACATATGATAGGGATTTAGAATGGGCTGTAAAGAAATTAAAAAGAAAACCTCCTGAATTTATAGATTTTGAATCTCAGATAACCTGTTTATATGATGCTCAAGATATTATTGATTTTCTAAAAAAAATAATCAAAGAAAAACCTCTAATTGAATTTGATTATGAAACATCTGCACTTAAACCATACCTACCCAAATTCTGGGTGGATCGACATAAAGTTTGGGCTATATCAGTCAATGGAACGGCTTTTCCTTATGATTACCCACAAGACAGTAAATACCTCACATGGAGTAAAGGAGCAAAACGCCTAATAAAATCTCTATGGATTAGAATATTAAAAAATCCAAAAATTAAAAAAGTAGCTCATAATTTAAAATTCGAGGATATGTGGGGCAAGGAAATATTCGGAGTTAATACAGTTGGATGGGCAACTTGTACTATGAATGATGCCCATATAATAGATGATAGACCAAATTTTACCGAGCTAAAATTCCAGGCATATATCAATTATGGAATAGAAGGATATGATAAAGAATTCAAAAAATATCTTAAAACCAAACCAGGTACTCCATTCAATAGCTTAGATGAAATGCCTTTAGATCAATTGTTAAGATACAATGCTTTGGATTCTCGAATAGGTGAAAAATTATATTATGATCAACAAAAATTTTTTTCTAAACAGAAGGATGAGAGACGAAAAGCCTCTACTTTCTTTAAAAATGGGTTGATTGCGCTTAGTAATTCTCAACATCTTGGGATCTGTGCTGACAAAAAGTATTTTATTGAACAAGAAAAAATATTAACCGAGGATATCCAAAAAATAGAAAGCAAAATCTTAAAAGGAAAAGAGGCGAAACTATTTGAAAAGAAAACAGGTGAACCATTAAAAATAGATAGAGACATTTCCACCAAAGATTTGAGAACTTTATTGTTTGATATAATGAAATTAAAACCAACCAAACTAACAGCCAAAGCTAAAGTAGCTGCTGTTGATCATGAGACATTAATCAAAATTGATACTCCTTTCACAAACCGGATAATAAAGAGGAGGAAATTATTTAAAATAAAAAATACTTATATAGTAAAATTTATCAGAGAAATTGTAAATGGTAAACTACATCCATTTTTCGACTTACATATACCTCGTACTTATAGATCATCTTCTGATTTTCAGCAAATACCCAGAAGAGATGAACTGGCTAAAAAGATGGTTCGTAGAGGGATAAAACCATCTCCAGGAAATAAATTGGGTTTTCATGATTATGGGGGTATTGAAGTTAAGATCGCAGCCTGCATAACCAAAGATCCAGTCCTAATCGCTTATATTAAAGATTCTACATCCGATATGCATCGAGATGAAGCAATGGAATTATTTCTTCTTAATGATAAGCAAGTCAATAAAGAGATTAGATTTTATGCAAAGAATCAGTTTGTGTTTCCTGAGTTTTATGGGAGTTGGTATAAGGCATGTGCTGAAAGTTTAGCCGAAACCTGTTTTGGGTTAGAAACCAATGATAAAATTTCTGTGGTAGAACATTTGGAAAGTAAAGGAATAACAACATATAAAGATTTTGAAAACCATGTAAAGAATGTGGAAGGTAAATTCTGGGATAAGTATCACTACTATCGAGAATGGAAAGAAAAAGTTATAATAGAATATCAGAAAAAAGGTTATGTTGAATTAATAACTGGTTTCAAACGACAAGGATACCTATCTAATAATATGATCTTAAATACTCCTATACAAGGTCCAGCTTTCCATTGTTTGTTATGGTCATACATCCAATTAGATAAGTATTTTAAGAAAACAAAAACAAAAGCTGTGGGTCAGATTCATGATGAAGTTATTGAGGATATTTATCCTGACGAGGAAGAGGAAGTATTAGAAGTAACCCAGGATATAATGTGCAACAAAATTAGAGAGCATTGGGATTGGATAATTGTTCCTCTTGATGTAGAATCAGAATTCACCGAAATAGATGGAAATTGGTATGGAAAAAAATAACTCTAATAAAACTAAGATTTATAATATATAATATAATTAAGAAAGAATAAATAATGGAAAAATTTAACTTTAGAAAACTTCTATCACCAGAGCAGCAAAAACAATTAGCTGAATGGGACGAATATTATGAGAAACGGTTGATTGAATATAGAAATATAGAAACGAAAAATCTAATAGCATCTGTTAAATATTTTATGACCCAGATGAGAGAACCAAGAAAACATTTTGACAAAGACTATCCGGCTACAACATATGATTCAACTTTCTGGTATATTCTATTACCCGAAATGATAAGGAGATTAGATGAAAAACCTTCCTTTACACAGAAAATATAGACCAACTGATTTCAGCCAAATAATTGGTAATAAATCTTTGATCGAATCTTTACAAACAGCATTATCCAAAGAAAAAGGTATAACCACTTTTCTGCTCCAGGGGCCAGCCGGCTGTGGGAAAACCACTTTAGCAAGGATTATAGGAAAACATCTTGGAGCAAAAGATAAGTATATAAAAGAATTGAATATATCAGATACCAGGGGTATAGATGCAGCAAGGAGTATAATAAGAAATGCTCAATACCAACCCTTTAGTGGGGATTGTAATGTTTATATATTAAATGAAGTCCACAAAGCTACTTCTGAGTTTCAAAATGCTATGTTAGAGATTCTGGAAGAGCCTCCAAGAAACACTTATTTTATTCTGTGTACAACCGATCCTAATAAACTGTTACCTACTGTTACGAACAGATGTACTACTTATCAAGTCAGAAAACTAAGAGTGTCTGAGATAACAAAACTCATCATCTATGTATTGGCAGAAGAAAAAAACAAAAGATTTCCAAAGAAAGGAGTCCGAGAAATCGCCTATGCTGCTGATGGTTGTCCAAGGGAAGCTTTGAAAGTTTTGGATTCCGTTATTGATATAAGGGATGAAGGTAAGTTGCTATCAGCTATAAATGATTTCTCTATTGCTAAGAAGGAAGTTATTGAACTATGTAGAGCATTACTCAATGGTGATAAATGGAAGAAAGTTTCGGGTATTATAAAAGGATTAGACGAGGAACCAGAAGATGTTCGATACGCAATACTTGGATACATGGCGGCTGTCCTTATCAATAAACAGAGTAATCGAGCTTTTCTTATAATCGAAGAATTCAAAGGATCATTTATGTATACCAAAAAAGCTGGTTTGGTAGCTGCTTGTTATGCAATCTGCAATATGTAAGGAGGGGGTATGAATATTGATATTATAATAGAATGTGAAAGATGTCATGGGAAGAAATTTATTAGTGTTAAAAATATTGGAAATCTCAACATCAGAGAAATTATTACGAGACATTCTAAACATAGATATATGAGCATCTTCAGTGTTTGGAGGATTGTATGTCCAAAATGTCAAGAGGCATATGTCAATATAGTGAAAAAACAAGCCCAAGAATCAAACGATTTTATTGAAGGAGGTAATATCAAATGGGAACAGAGTTAGATAGAGATTCAAAAATTGATATCTATAACTTACATATGGAGTATCAAAAACAAGCTTCATTATATTCCAAATGGGGTGGAAGAAAATCAAAGGCTGTAAAGGAGGAGTTTCTTATCAGGGAAGAGTTAAAAGTTCTCAAAGGAGAGTGTAAGAGAGTCATCGAAGAAAAAAGAGCTGAGATAGATATTTTATTCAGGACCAACCACACTTACGCTGTATTTTACAAGGATCAGAAAAAGAAATATCCTGATTATGAAGAGATCCTTGATAATTTCCAAGAATCTTGTGAGAAAAAAATAACTGAGGCAATGGTTAATTCCTTTGTTACTCTTCATCCGGAGTATATCCAAATACAGAAAGAGATGAACGAGAAGATAAATCAGAAGACCTTAGAACTCTCTAAAGTAATAGAGTCTCTTGGATTGTTTGATACAGCAGTAATGGCTATGATCCATAGGAAAGCTGCCATCGAAGGAGAGATCAGTCTTTGGTTAGGAGAATATTATTCAGATCCAAAAATTCCAAAAACTTATATCGAACAGGGTCAAAAGAAAGTCCAGAAAAAACTAAGGAAGAGATTGGGTGGGAGAAATAGTACTTAGTAATTGAGGTCAATGGTGGAATTAATAAGATTGAGAGATGTAAATTTTATTATTGGTAGACACAAAACGCATCTACATTGTAGATTGAATGGGTTGGACGAGAGAGACGGCGTCCCCTTGTCCGGGTTCGAATCCCGGTTGGCCTCAATAGAAATGAAGGAGTCGTGATGGGTGATTTGGAAGAGTTAAGTAAAATTGAGTTGATTAGTAGGCTAGGATTTTGCCGAACTGCATTGGAGGAATTATATGATCAAAAAAGGGAGATGATGGCTAAACAGAATGAGCTACTGAGGGTTTGTAAGCGAGCTCTTAAACGCCTGCGGCTTTCGAACGATTCGGAATCAGATCAGATGACCATAAACTCAGTTGTTTGGGCGATAAAGAAAGTCGACCCTCTATGGGTCGAAGATGATTAATCAAAATAATAGAAGAGAAGAAAGGAGATTAACAACATGGCAAAACAATCAGCAAAAGAAAAACTGTTAGAAAGAATGAAAAAAGGTCAGAAAAAAGGAGCAGGTGATTTTGAACGAACTTCTATATTCAGAGGGGGGCTTGATGCAGAGTTCTGGGCTCCGAAAGAAGGAGAGGAACATTGGTTTGATATTATTCCCTACATCGCCGGACCATATGATCCTGATGTGGAAGAGGGCGAAGAAACCTACTGCTTCCAACCCTATGTTCATAGAGGAGTTGGCCCAAACGAAAGAGATGTTATATGTTTAGCAAAAACCTATGGTAAAAAATGTGCTATTTGTGAACATGTTAAGAAAATGATCGCTGATGAAGAGGACGAAGATGAGATCAAAGCACTGCAGGTTCAAAGAAATCCGAGAGCTATTTACAATGTACATGTTCTCGATTCAAAAGAAGAGCAGAAGAAAGGGGTTCAGATCTTCAATGCTTCCCACTTTACCATCGAGTCCCATCTGTTAGAGTTAGCAAACAGACCCACCAGACCCGGAAGTACCCAGATTGATCCTTTTATTTATTACCCAGCCTCAGATGAGACAGGTAAAACTATTTCGTTCAAACGAAAAAACAAGTTCGAGTTTGTGGCTCATTGCTTAGAAGATAGGGACTATGCTCTGGATAAAAAACTATTGAAATCTGCTCATACCCTCGACAAATGTATTCGCATCCCTACTTATGAGGAACAATTGGCCTGGTTACATGGAGAAGAACCCGAAGATGAGAAGGAGGAAAAAGAAGAAAAGGTTAGAACCAGTCCAACCAAGGAAAAAGAAAAGCCCAAACCCCCTAAGAAAGAAAAAGAAGAAGAGGAAGGTGATCTTACTCTTGAGGAGGAATTGGGAAAAATGAGTAGAATTGAATTGAAGAAGTATATAAGAAAAAATAATCTGAAAATCTCCGTCAAGCCCAAAATGGATGAAGAGGATATTATCAAAGCAATTCTTGACCATAAAGAAAAACTTGAAGAGGAGGAAAAAGAATCCAAAAAAGAAAAAGATCCCGGAAAATGTCCCTTTGGTCATGTGTTTGGAAAAGATTTGGATGAAACAGATGATTGCGATGACTGTCCCGAAGATGTTTGGACAGCCTGTGCAGAAAAAGCTGAGGAACTAGATGACATCCCATTCTAATAAAAAAAGAAAGTTATCTCGAACCTCTACAGAAAAACATATAGAAGGGATAAAAAAGAAATATAAAAAAAGCCCTTCTTCTCAAAAGCCAGGTCCAGTATTGTTAATACCATCTGGATCTACAATGTTGGACCTGGCTTGTTCTGATAGCTGTAAAGGTGCTTATAGACCCGGAAGAATTGTCAATCTTATAGGGGACTCCTCAGCAGGAAAATCTTTCCTTGCTCTAACAATGCTAGCAACAATTTGTTACGACAAAAGGTTTGATAATTATGATCTTTATTATGACGATGCAGAACAAACCAATGAATTTGATCTTGAATACTTATTTAATAAAAAAGATGTAAAATTTACCGATCGTCTGATCCTTAAAAACTCTGTATATGCTGAGGAGACTGGTGATGAGATTCATGAAGCTTGTAAAAAGGCATTGAAAAAAGATGGAAAACCTTTTATCTACATCACAGATAGTTGGGATGTTTTAAGATCTAAATATGAGGAGGCAAAGGAAAAGGTTAATATTGGTAAAAGGAAAAGAGACCAGAAGGAAGAGGGTTCTTATGGAGATGGGAAAGCTAAAATGCTTCATAAATTTTGTCGACTAAATGTCGGTAAAATAAAACAAACTAACTCCCTTTGGGTTATTGTCTCTCAGACGAAGGATAACTTCGGCCCAGATGCTATGTTTAATCCCAAGATAGTCACTGGGGGGAATGCTATTAAATTCTTCCCATCTCATCGAGTGTGGTTAACTATCATACAACGTTTTTATAAAACAGAAAGAGAAATAGGAATTGCCTCTAAGATAAAAGTTGTAAAGAATAAATTCTCAGGAAAAAGGAGAAATATCATAACTCCTCTTTTCTATGATTATGGGGTCGATGATATCGGTTCTATAATTAATTTTTTGAATTCCAAATATGGAAAGGAGCATTGGAAGACCCGAACAAGAACAGTTGATGGTAAATCTACAACTGCAATTGATGCTAAAGAATTAGGTGTTTTCTTAAAAGAAAAAGCCTTGGTTAAATATATTGAAGATAATTCTTTGGAAGATGATCTTAAACAAATAGCTGAAACTGTTTGGAATGATATTGAAGAATCCTTAAAATTAGGGAGGAAACCAAAATTCATATGAGAATATTTACAGATGAAAAAAATCGAGATGCGATTATTATTCTAAAGCAAAAAGAAGCAAAAAATCTTCATGAGGCAATTATGGAGGCTTGTAAAATGCGACCAAGAAAGAAAACCTGGAAAAAGATATATGAAACCTTCGAAGAAAATTTGTTTATATATTGAGGGGTATTGATTTGACTACTTTAATTATTGATTGTAATAATATAGCTTATTCAAGTTTCCACACTTTTGGAGAGCTATCTTTTGAGGAGAAAAAAACAGGCGTCATCTTCGGCTTTCTTCAAAGGGTTCTTTTCTTAGCAAAGAAATTTGAAACCAATAAATTTATCTTTACCTGGGATACGAAAAAGAATTACCGAAAAATTATTTATCCCGAATATAAGCAAAATCGTAGAAAAGATCTAACTGAGCAAGAGAAGATAGATTATGCTTTGGCTTTTAAACAATTTGATGAACTGAGATTAAAAGTCCTTCCTGGTCTTGGATTTGGTAATATATTCTGGCAGAACGGTTATGAAGCAGATGATCTAATAGCCTACATTGTATTGGAAAAAAGAAAGGAGTATAAAGGTCCCTTCTATATTGTTAGTACTGATAAAGATCTATATCAGCTACTTAATGTTTGTGATATCTATAACCAAAGAACAAAGAAAATCATTACAAAAAAGACTTTTACCAAATTATACGACATCTCCCCCAGCATATGGTTTGAAGTTAAATCTATGATGGGGGATTCAGGGGACAATATAATTGGAATCGAGGGAGTAGGAGAAAAGAAAGCGATCCAGTATGTCAAAGGAACATTACCAAAAGGTAAGATATTATCAAGGATTGAGGAAAGTAAAGATCTGATTAAACGAAACGTTAAACTAATTGATATACCTTACAGAGGAGTAAAACCAATAAGAATAAATTTTAAAGAAGATTCCTTTGGTAAAGAAAAATTTATTGACGTTTTTATGGATTTTGGATTTGAAAGTTTTCTAAAGAAAAAAGAGTTGGATTCATGGGTAAAAACCTTTTGTAAAAATCAATTTTAACCGGCCGGAGACCGAGTATACAAGGAGATCTTTTAGAAAGGTATATAAGGGTATACATTATAGTAAAAGTGCAAAGAAAAGGAGGCGGAATGGGTAATTATTTTTTATATTCTGTATGGTTTTTTATCGGAGTTGTGTGTGGATATTCATGGTGTTGGATTGCGTTGAATTGAACTAAAAGGAAACTAAACATGGCAAAAGGACAAGGAAAAGGAAAAGGCGGCGAATTTGAAAGAAAAATGTGTAAGATTTTAAGTCTTTGGTGGTCTGAGTCTGATAATGGAAGAAATGATATTTTCTGGAGAACATCCCAATCAGGTGGTCGGGCAACTGAAAGAAAAAAGAAAGGAATGAAAACCGCTGGATCATATGGGGATATGATGGCCATTCATGAATCTGGGAAGCCATTTGAACGCTTTATCCTTACTGAGTTCAAAAAAGGATATGATAAAGATATAGGTGTTCTTCTACTAATTGATGGAAGACAAAAAGAACCTGTTTTGTTGAAGTGGTGGAAGAAAAATGAGAAAATCAAGAGGGAGAGTAACAGAAAATTTGGAATACTTATCTTTGAGAGAAACCGAAGACATCCCTGCATTATGATGGATGAAGTATTATTTAGTTGTTTAGAACAATATGCTGGAATCTGGAAAATGTCCAATTTAATCCAAATTGATTTTGTCTCTATTGATTCTACACTTATCATAGTCCCTTTATATCCCTTTCTGGAATGGTGCTCTTCTGAATCTATGAAACTGTTTATAGAAGGTAAAAAACAATGGAAGAAAAAAAAGTTTACTTGACCACCTCTGAAGCAAGAAAAATGGTCAAGGACAAATTTCTATCAAAGTCAGCCCCAAGTCTACCAACCATTATTACTTGGGCAAAACAATATAATCTTGGATTCAAGTTTGTAGGAAGGTGGAAAATTGATAAGGAGGCGATGATTAAATTTCTTCTTGATAGGAGTAAATAATGAGAGATTTGTTTGAAGAAAAATATATAACTAAACTCTATTTGTGGAGTAGTTATGAAGAAATACCAATAAATTCGTTAATACCATTTATAGACGCTATAATAGGATCATCAGAAGAAAAGATATTCAGGAAATGGGAAGACCATTTTCAAGGGAGAAGTTTATGCTCAAGCAAACCTTATGTAATAACAATAGATCCTAAAAAGAAAAAGAAAACACTTTGGGTAAAATCTTCCACGAAAGAAACTTCACTTTTTAAATAACAAAAATAATCCTAATAGAAAATAATTTCATCCTATATAATAAAGTCAAATAAAGGATAAATAAATGATAAAAACCATTGACCAATGCCAAGTTGTTGAAATACCAAGTGAGAATCTCGTAACTGAAGAAAAACTTTATAGATTTACAAGGAAGGGCACGCCTGTTATGAGTCTTCCTGATGGTTCTTTAATTTATACAGGCGAAATAGTAAAAGGACCTGGGGGTTTTCCTCATGCAGTATTTGGGGTATGGGAAGGAAAAAATATAATAAAAAAAAGAAAACTAATCTTCATTAAGACTAAATAGAAAGAGAGGGGAGAAGAAAATGTCTAAGATAGAATTGGTAGATAAAGATCGTCCAGGGCCAGCAACTGCTATCTGTCCAAGATGTGGAAAAAAAATGATATTTAATATTGATATGTTTAAGGATAATATCACTAAAATAGTAGAGTCAAAATGTCCATATTGTAGTGGTAAACTATTTTCCTGTATTTTGATCTTAACTAATACAAATATGCCAAAACTCTTAGATCAATTAAAAAGGGTAATAACCTCAGCAAAAGGAGAAAATAAAATTATAAAGATGTAAAACTAGAAGAGGGGAATAAATGAATAAGACCATAGAAAAATACAATAACGATCCGACTTTTTTTGCTATAGTAAATACGTTGGTCAGTTTTTTTGAAACTTCTTTAATTACACCTTCAGAAATGAAAAAAGGAGCGGAGTTAGCTTGTGAAATATATAAAGAAAAACAAATATTAATGAATGAACCGCCCTACTAACCATTTCAGTTAAATCACACGTTGGACACTATTAAACATGGCTATAAAATCACTACTAATTAAAAATCTTGAATCCCATGTAAAAACCATACTCCGTTTCCACAGAGGAGTAAATGTAATTGTTGGAGATACTGATGCTGGCAAATCTGGGA